TCCAGGGTTCCTTCACCAACTACGCGGCCCCTCAGTGGGAGCTGGAGATGGGGTCGGAGCAGCGCCTGGTTCGCCCCGCGCCCAACGTCGTCCGCGACTGACCGGGGGCGTTGGCCATGGCAATGGTCAACACCCGGAACTCCCAGATCCGCAGGCCTGAGCCGGGAGTCACCGGTGTGGGGCAACAGCACAAGGAGCTGATCCCCACCAACAAGCGTCTCTGGAACATTGTCGTCATCCAGGCCAAGGCGAAGTTCCGGAAGTGGCCGTCCCCTGCTGCTTCTCACTGGGCACATGAGAAGTACAAGCAGCTGGGCGGCCGCTTCAAGGCCGGGGACGACGACACGGACGAGAGGGCCAAGAAGCTCGCCTCCCATCAGCGCATGGAGAAGGCCAAGGATGACGGTGGCGACGCCGACAAGAAGGATGAGAAGGCCAGCGGGCGCAAGAACGTCAGCCGCTCCCACAAGAAGAAGCGGTAGCCTCCTGACATGTCTATCGACTTCGCTAGTCCATCATTCAGGGCAGGTTCTCAAGACCTGACTGTGTCCATCAGTCCTCTAGGACTGGTGGAACTGGCGGACGAGGAGTTCGAGATCCATGGGCCTCGTCTGAATCGCTATTCCCTCAACTGGTCGATGTACCTGGGACACCACTTCGGGTATCGCCGGGAGACAGGCGAGTCGCAGAACACTTTCAACTACTACCGAGCCTTCACCGACTTCATCACCAGGTTCACCTTCGGACGCGGGGTCCAGTTCTCCAGCCCAAAGGAGACCGCCGCTATCGTCCCAGATGCCCTCAAGCGAGTCTGGGAAACGGATAACGACAAGATGAAGGTGCTCTTTGAGATGGGCACCTCTGGGGCCGTCTCGGGTGACTGCTTCGTCAAGGTAGCCTACGAGGAGCCGTGGGAGGACTCGATAGGGATGGTCCACCCGGGCCGCGTCCGGATCCTCCCGCTCAACGCCGCGTACTGCTTCCCGGAATACCATCCGCATGATCGGTCCCGACTCATCCGGTTCAAGATCAAGTACCGGTTCTATGGCACCAGTCCACAGGGCACCCGGTCCGTCTACACCTACGTTGAGGTCCTTACCGAAAACCAGATTGAGGAGTACGTCAACGATGAGTTGATCGACTCCCGCCCCAACCCACTCGGGCGCATCCCAGTGGTCCACATCCCCAATATCCCAGTTCCGAACTCACCCTGGGGCCTCAGCGACTGCCAGGACATCATCAACCTGAACATGCACTACAACGAGGTCGCCACCGATGTCGCCGACATCGTGAACTACCACGCGGCCCCGATCACCGTGATCATCGGCGCCAAGGCCAGCCAGCTTGAGCGTGGGGCGAAGAAGGTCTGGGGCGGCCTGCCCAAGGACGCCAAGGTTGAGAACCTTGAAGGTGGCGGCGCTGGTCTGACTGGTGCGCTGGCCTACCTGGAGATGATCAAGCGCTCCATGCATGAGATGGTGGGTGTGCCTGAGACCGCGCTCGGTCAGGCCCAGCCCATCTCCAACACCTCCGGCGTGGCGCTCTCCATCCAGTTCCAGCCGTTGATGAACCGCTGGCAGCAGAAGATCGCCCAGTACGCCGAGGGACTCCAGCGCATCAACGAGATGATCCTCCTCACCCTGATGGTGAAGGAGCCCAAGCTTCTGGTCTGGGACGAGACCCTCGACCTCCCGTTGGAGGAAGACCAGGTCCCCCAGCTAAATCCTGCAGACCCGATCTCGTACCAGTCCGTCGTGCACTTCCCGCCGCCCCTGCCCCTGGACAAGCTCGTCCTCCTGAACGAGATCCAGATGAAGATGCAGATGGGCCTCGAGTCTCGTGAGGGAGCTCTCCGAACGCTGGGAGAGGAATTCCCCGAGCAGAAGCTGAATGAGATCCGCAAGGAGATGATGGACGACGCCATGGCCGACGGCGCCCTGGACCTGCTCAAGACGCAGATCCAGAAGGAGGTCATGGACATCACCGGAATGATGCCGGGCCTGGAGGGCGGGCCTGCTATGCCATTGGATCCCACCATGGCGATGACTGGCGATGGCGATGTCCTCGGCGACGGAATGGTCGGCAACCCCGCACTCGGTGTTCAGGACCAGGCCGCCATGATGAATCTCGAGGCAGAGGCCAACATCCGGAACACGCTGGTCACCAAGGCATATGGAACGAAGCTCCCACGTCGTCAATCGCCTGGACAAGATGATCGGGGCGCAACTAGCTAGCCATCATTGGCACTCCCCAACATTGTGCCTATAGTGTCCCTTGGACAACCCGCCGAACCAAAGGACACAAATGGCCGACATCTTGGAACAGCAGCAGCAAGCCGACGACGCAGCAGCGATGCTGCTGGAAGCTCAGCAGGAAGCGATCGCCGAGGCTGAGGCTGAGGCACCCAAGCCGACCAAGACCTACACCCGCGAGGACGTGAACAAGGCCCGTCACCAGGAGAAGGACAAGCTCTACCCGGAGCTGCAGAAGCTCCGCGAGCAGGTGTCCTACCTGACGGAGGCCCAGCAGGCCGCCGAGGCCGAGCGCCTCGCCGCCCTCAAGGCCAAGGAAGAGGCCGAGCGGATCAAGGCCGAAGAGGAGATGGACGTCCGCGCCCTGCTCGCCAAGAAGGAAGTCGAGTGGGAGCAGAAGCTCAAGCAGGAGCAGGAGGAGCGGGAGCGCGCCTTCGCCCTGTTCGAGAAGGAGCGCCAGTACGCCTCCATCCAGCAGTACAGAGCACAGCAGATCGAGTTGGCACGCGATGACATCCTGCCGGAACTCCTGGACCTCGTAGCCGGAGATACACCCGAGCAGATTGATGCCAGTATCAATGGACTCAAGGAGCGGACGAACCGTATCCTTGGCAATGTTCAGGCCGCGACCTCCCAGGTCCGGCGTGAAGCAACAGGGGCCCGGGTGACCGCGCCCCCAGCGGCAGACCCGTTGGACAACTACTCGGGGCAGCAGACGTTCTCTCCGGAACAGATCCGGGCAATGTCGGTGGATGAGTACGCCCAGTATCGCCAGTCCCTCCTCGGTGGGGCGGCTGGTCGTGGACAGGGGATGTTCGGCTAGTACCCCACCCTCTACCCAAGGAGTAGTTCCCAATGGCAGGTTCAGCCATCACCGGCACCGGCAATCTTGCCGCTGCCCCCACCGCCTACCCGGGCGCCAACGCACAGCTCACCCAGGCGATCCAGACCATCTGGTCCAAGGAGATCCTCTTCCAGGCGATGCCGATCCTCAGGTTCGAGCAGTTCGCCGTCAAGAAGACCGAGCTCGGGGTCGCCCCCGGCCTGACCGTGAACTTCATGCGGTACAACAACCTGCCCTCCGCCACGCCGCTGGTCGAGGGCATTCGCATGCAGACCGCCGCGCTGACTGCCTCGCAGTACAGCATCACGGTCTCGGAGCACGGCTTCGCCGTCTCGGTGTCTGAGCTCCTGCTCAACGCCTCCTTCGACGACGTGATGGCCTCCGCCTCCCGTCTGCTCGGCCGCAACATGGCCCTGTACCTCGACACCCAGGCCCGCGACACGCTGATGACCGGCACTTCGGTCCTCTTCGGCTACGACCGCTCGGCCGTCGCTGGCATCAACGACTGGTACAACCCGGGCACCCTGGGCAACGCGGGCACCCCCGGCGACTTCACCACCCACGCGGTGAAGGACGCGGTCGAGACCCTGGCCAGCAAGAACATGCCGCGTCTGGGCGAGACCTACGTGTGCTTCGTGCACCCGCACCAGTCCCGCAAGCTGCGCGACACGCCGGAGTTCATCGAGGTCAGCAAGTACGCGGCCCCGGGCAACTTCATGATCGGTGAGATCGGCCGTCTCTACGACGTCGTCTTCATCGAGACCACCCAGGTCGCCAACGAGGGCGGCGTCTACACCGCCATCATGATCGGCGACAACGCGTTCGGCCACGCGATCAGCCTCCCCGTGGAGCTGCGCGACGGCGGCATCCTGGACTTCGGCCGCGAGCATGCTCTGGCCTGGTACAGCATCTGGGGCCTGGGCAAGATCACCGACGACGCGATCGTCAAGATCAAGACCAACTAGTCCCACCCCACGTACGTCCCACGTACGTACGGAGCCCCCGAGGACCGCCTCGGGGGCTCCGTGCTG